CCCCAATTAAGGGTGATGCAATCAGAGTATTTGACGTTGCTAATACTTTTGATACTAATAACTTGACAATTGCCAGAAATGGAAAACCAATTGGTGGTCTTGCTGAAAACATGACAATTTCAACAGAAGGTGCGGCATTTGAATTGGTATTCTTTGATAACACTCAAGGATGGAGAATCTTCACAGTATAATAAAATTAGGGGGACTAAAGATTAGTCCCCCCTTCTTCTTATAAATATTAGTAATCCAAGTATCAAAAATGGCATCATACGCAAGCTATAAAAAAGTAACTGGGGATCAAATATCTTCCACATCTATTCCAGATTCTAAGTTGGTTTCTACTGCTTTTAAGAATTATACAGTTCAATGGATTCGTGGATGTTTAGGTGTTTGTACTCCAGGTTGTTGCTGCCTTTGGACTGTTCCTTCTGGTGTAAGAAGAGTTACATTTGAACTCTGGGGTGCTGGTGGAAATGGTGCTGGTGCATGTTCTAATGGTAGATGTCAGCACTATGCTGGTGCCCAAGGAGGATATTACAATATAAAAACAATCTCAGTACAAGATGGGTGGACATATACCATCTGTGCTGGTGGTGTATATCCTTGCAATAGTATTGAATGTAATGGATGTGAAGGATGCACCACTTATGTAAATGGTTGTGGATTAAGTAATTTTTGTGCTATTGGTGGTTGTGCTGGATGTGCTGACGGTGCTTGGAGCACTGGATGCTTCTCAGACTGGGGTAGATGTTGTGTATCTCCTGGTGCATGGGGTGGTGATTTTAGTATGGGTAATCATAGAGGAGGATATCATGCATCTTGGGGTGCTTGCCACTGTTATCGTCATATGTTCTGTTCTACAGGTGCTCCATTCTTAGGTGGTGGAAACGTAAATGGCGAAATAACTGAATGTTGGATTCGTTGTGGTTGTTGGAATGTTCCATATGCTCACGGTGCTCAGAGTGCTATGACCACATATTGTGGTGGTTGTTGTGGACAGGGAGGAACAGGTGGATCTGGTGTCGTCAAAGTTACATATTTCTAAGGAGAATCACTAATGGCAAATTATGCAAGCTATAAAAAAATTGACGGGTCATCATTTGTACAAGGTACATTGGATGAAACTAAATTTGACTCGACTGCTAGAAAGACTTTTGGTGTAAAGTGGTTTTATGGTGCCCCAGAAGCTTGTTCACCAGGTTGTTGCTGCCTTTGGTCTGTTCCTTCTGGAGTAACCAAACTTTTTATTGAAATGTGGGGTTCTGGTGGAAGTGGAAGTGGTGCATGTTCTTGTAGTAGATGTCACCACTATAGAGGTGCTGGTGGTGGAGCATATAACTCTAAAATGATTACTTCTGCCCCTGGATGTCAATATACAGTTTGTGCTGCAGGAAATAGTAATTGCTGCAGATTTGAATGTACTGGATGCTTTGGGTGTAATTCATATGTAACTGGATTTAACCTAAGTAATTTTTGTGCAATTGGTGGGTCTCCTGGATGTGCTAATACTGATTGGACAACTCCATGTAACTCTGTTTGGGATTGTTGTCTACAAGGTGCAAACAATGGTGGTGATTTTGGATATATGAACCATGCTGGTGCTTTTGGTGGTGTTGAATGGTGGTTTGCTGTTGGATTTTGCCATTGTCATCATCAACAAACTCAACCAACTTCTGCACCATTAATTGGAACTACTGTTCAAACATCTATTAACTTCTGCTGGATGCGTTGTGGTTGTTGGACAGTTCCTTATGGTCATGGTGGACAAAATGCTATGACTTCTTATTGTGGATCTAGCTGCTGTGGACAGGGTGGAATGGGTGGTCCAGGATTAGTTAAAATTACATACTTCTAAGGGGTAAAGACACATGGCATCTTATGCAAGTTATAAAAAAATATCAGGAACTGATGGTATTATAGATAATACTATTCCTGCTACCGCTGTTGGCGGATCTGCATTTCAAACATGGTCTGTAAAGTGGATTTACGGATCACCTGTGATGTTATCTAGTGGTTGTTGCTGCCTTTGGACTGTTCCTTCTGGTGTTTATAAAGTATTTTTTGAACTATGGGGTTCTGGTGGTAACGGTCATGGTGCATGTTCTAATGGTAGATGTCAGCACTATGCTGGTGCCCAAGGAGGATATTATAATTCCAAAATGGTTAACGTATGTCCTGGTTGGACATATACCATCTGTGCTGGTGGCGTATTCCCTTGTTGCCAATTTGATTGTGTAGGATGCACTGGATGTCCTAGTTATGTAACAGGATGTAATTTAAGCAATTTCTGTGCCGCTGGTGGTGTAGGCGGTTGTGCAAATGCAAGCTGGAATGAAGCTTGCTTCTCAGACTGGGGCAACTGTTGCATGGCACCTGGTGCATGGGGTGGTGATTTTGGTATGGGTAATCACAGAGGTGCTATGTTTATTCATGCTTCTCAATGCCATTGTCAATGTAAAGGTGCAACTCCAACACCAGCTCCATTCATTGGTACTCAAGTTCAACAAAACATTCATGAATGTTGGATTCGCTGTGGTTGTTGGACTGTTCCTTATGGTCATGGTGGACAAGGTGCTATGACTAACTATTGTGGTGGTCAGTGTGGTCAAGGTGGAACTGGTGGTCCAGGATTAGTTAAAATTAGCTTCCTCTAAAATATAAATAAATATATCAACATATTCTGTCAATTCATAAAGATAAAGTCATGGCACAAATTTCCGTAGAGTTTGATCTTCCACTACCAAATCAATTTTTAATTGATCATTCATTTACCGAAGGTAAAACTCGTAAGTATACATATCATGGTCCAGATAAAGTTTATCTTCAAATTGGTGAAGATGGTACTGAAAAGTATGGTCCTCTTACTGCAGAAGACATTGCTGATGGTAGACCTATGCCAGCAGATGTTGTTGAGTGGTTTGAAGTAGATTGTACAGAAAATCCACTCGCATGTCAGTTAAGAGCACCAATTGTAAACGATCTTCAAGAAGATTATACTGGTGAAGAGTTTCATCCAGGATCTCCAGAGGTTGAAGGATATGATAGATATTCATATCCAACACCATTAATGCCTGCAGACATTTTTGATAAATTAAATGTTAAAGTTGTTGACGGTAAAGTTGAAATTAGTGTATATTCGCCTCAACAAAAACTTCATGGAATTGAGAGAGATTTAACTTGGGATGATATCAGAAGTCACAGAGATATGATGTTAGGATTAAGTGATGGTCAAATTTCTACAGACATGCCTGAGTCTCTTCAGCAAGAATGGAAAGAATATCGTCAAAAGTTGAGAGATCTTCCAGCAGTTATGGAAAATGCTGGTGTTGATCCAAATCTTGCATATTATATGTTCCCAGAACAACCATCATCTGCTAAAATTGCTGGTAGAGATATTTGAATTTTAGTTTATGGGTGAATATACATTATATAAATTTGATTATATTAAAGAAAATCAAATAGAAATAATAAAAGAACTGAAGACATCTCAGGATAATTTAGTTAAATATGGAGTTTTCGATACTACGAAAGCTTATATTTACTATAATATCTTTGGGGTGTCTTCTCCGTCTAAACATATGTATAGAATTTATTCTAAGATTAGAGATATTGTCAGGGAAAAAATTCCAGATCAAATGATTTGGATTCAATCTTGGTTAAATTATCAAAGTTACAATGAGGTTTTGCCTTGGCATAACCACACTTCAAGTTGGCATGGTTATATTTCTATTGAACCTCAAGATACTGTAACTGAATTTGAGAATTGGTCTATAGAGAATGAATGTGGAAACATTTATTTCGGTCTAGGTGGATATTTACATCGAGTTGTAAATAAATCTCAATACAAAGGAAAAAGAATTACAATAGGTTTTGACATTATATTGGAAGAGGATTATACTGGAATGGTATTACCAACAGAAAATTTTGGTGCAATTCCATTACTATAATGTTTGAAGTAAATCCCGAATTGAAAGTAAAAATAGAAAAAGTAAGAGATATTACTTGGGAATCTCTTGATAATGGTGTGGTAAAATATAGTCCAAGTACTACTGAAAAAATGGTTTTTATAATTGATGATTTTTATAAAAACCCAGATGAAGTTAGAGAATATGCAATAAATTCAAAAACATATACTGATGAAGATCGTCTTGCTGGTGCAATAGGTAGACGAGTGTGGGAAGAAGATGCATCTATAATGATAAAATTGAGGGACAATTTAAGTCCAGTTTTTGAACAACTTGCTCAACATCCTAATTGGCACATTAAATATGACAAAGAACACTTTCATTCTAAATGGAATTGTATGAGATTTGTTGTTAATGTAACCAATAACAAAGAAATAGTTGATTCTGGTAGAGATTGGGGAACTATATGTCATATTGATGGACCATGTAATAAGTGGGCATCTTTAATATTTTTGAATACTGATGATGAATGTGAGGGTGGAACTAGTTTTTACTCGGTAAGTCTTCCTAATGAAGATGGATCTACAAATTTACCAACATTTGAGTATACATGCAATATGAAATATAATAGATGTATTATGTACGATGCAAATCAAGTGCATGGTGCAATAATGGAACCACACATGTTTAAAACATGTGATCGGTTAACTCAAATAATGTTTTTTTAAACATCTAAATAAGATTGAATCATGCTATAATTATAGCAATATTAAAGAAAATTGAGGTTGGTAGTAAATGAGATCAAAGGCATTTTTTATTAATGGTGGAGCTGGAAGAGTAATTTGCTCCATCCCTGCATTCGAAAAATATGCAGAAACACACGATGATTTTATCATTATTTGTGAAGGAGGAACGGATTTTTATAAGGGACATCCTGTTCTTCACAAGCACGTTTTTGATAATTGGCATAAAGGGTTATTTGAAAGGGAAATTAAACATCGAGATTGTGTAACTCCAGAACCATATAGATTGTGGCATTATTACAATCAAAAATGTAACTTGGCACAAGCATTTGATATTATTATTAATGATTTAGAAGAACCAAGAGAGGTTTCTGATCCAACTATAGTTCTGAATAAAATGGAACTTCTTGCTGGATTTAATGCAGTTGAAGAAGTAAAAGCAGGAACTGGTAAAGATAAAGTATTAGTTGTGCAACCATTTGGTAGATCTGTAGAGCAAGTTGGTTCAGATTTTATTGCAGATCCAACATCTCGCAGTTTTTCCCTTAATAATATTGTAGAGATTATTAATGAACTGAAAAAGGATTATGCAATTATTATTATGAGTGAGATTCATTTTCCTTTAGAAGAAAATGAAGATAAATCAAAATATCGTGTTGCAAGACCTCAAATTACTGATATGAGAATGTGGTCAAGTATCATTAACGCTGCTGATCATTTCCTTGGATGTGATAGTATGGGGCAACATATCGCAAAAGCATTTGGTAAAACAGCAACTGTTGTTCTTGGATCTACTTATCCTGAAAATATTTCTTATCCTAATTCGAAAGATTTTGATATTATTGATGCTGGTGTTGATCGGAGAAAGTATAGTCCTATTAGAATTTCTATCGATGAAGAGATTGATAGGTATAATGATGAAGCAATGGAACTTGATAAACAAAAAATTCAAGAAGTCATTGGTTCAATCAAAAAAAGAATGGGTAAATCTGTAGCATATACGGGAAATTGGGCACCATCTACATCGGAACAATCTACATGTTGCCCTAAACCACAAAGTTCATCTTCCCCTGATATGAAAATGCCGACAAGTCCAGTATTAATGCCAAAAGAAAATAGAGGATTTGGTGGAAAAGAATCTTTAGATAAGGAAGTTAATAGCATTTTAAAAAAACTTAAGTGAGGTAATTAAATGACACAATGGATTGCTGCTATTGCTAGAGGGCATAACTCTGGCGTTTGTTTACTTAAAGATGGTG